CCAAGTGCTTTTTCAATTCCCTTCACTATATACTTCATAATTGAAGTACCTAAATCTAAGAAGAGCTTTGGAATGTTCTTAATCGCAGCTACAGCTAATTTTCCAAGTGCTGCGAGCAACTGCGGCAGCGCCTTTAAGATACCAACAATTAGGTTCTTAACAATATCAATTCCAGCTTTACCCATACTGCCGCCAGAAGCTTTACCAAGGTTTTTAGCAAGTCCATTAATAGCCTTGGTTAATCCTTTTAATATCTTTCCAGGAAGTGTAGCAACCCATTTAAGAATCTTTACAATGAATTTTGCAGTATTACCACTGAATAGCTTTGGAATTGCCGTAAATACCGCATCAACCAATCCATCAACAATTTTCATAATTACTGGAATTACATTCTTAGCCACTGTTCCAATTGATGAGAAAAGCTTACTTAATGACTTGCTAATCTTCTTTCCATTTCCGGAACCTAGAGAAGTTAAAAAGTTCTCCCATGCGGCCTTAGCCATATTCACAGATCCTTCTATCGTTTTGCTTGCTTCTTTTGCAGTAGTACCAGTAATTCCTTGTTCCTTCTGAATTGCATGGATAGCATCAACAACATCACCAAAATTATCAATATTGTAATGAATACCAGTTAGCTTCTCCGCGTCTTTCAATAAGCGCTGCATTTCTGTTTTGGTTCCACCATAACCCAGCTTTAAGTTGTCAAGCATTGTATAGTTACCTTTGGCAAAACCTTTATAAGCATTTTGTATTTCTTCCATGCTAGTGCCGAAAACATTAGCATTATCTGACATATCCCTAATTGCTTTATCTGATTTCTTGGCGGCCTTCTCAGTATCACCTCCAAGAGATTTTATTAATGACGCGCTGAATGAAGTGGTAAGTTCCATATATTTGTTTGCAGAAATACCAGCAGTTTTATAAGCCTTTTCCGCAAATTTCATTATTGTTTTAGAACTTTTCTCACCAAAGAGCTTTTCAACTCCACCACTTAATTGTTGATATTGAGAATAAGCGTCAAATGCGGCCTTACCAATCTTCATTATTTGTTGAACAGCATAGGCAGCCGCAAAAGCCTTAATAAAGCCTTTAACCTTAGTACCAAGGCCTTCTGTTTTCTTGCCAGTTCTGTCCATTTCATTAGATATAGAGCTTAACCCTTGTTTGGCTTTCCCATCCTCTACATCTATTCCTATTTTAAGAGTTCCTAAATCTAACATTTATTTATCACTCCTATTATATTTCTCTCTCAACTTTTCTCTGTCTGGTTCTGTTTGAGTAAGAACCCAACAGTTCTCTAAATATTCCCTACCTTCCTCTGTTTGTCCTAACTTATCAATCAGCGCATCTTTAGCAAGTAGCTTAAAAGTTACACAATCTAACTCAACTACTTGGTTAAAGTCTAATCTTGTGTAGTCGCTTACTAACTTTAAGTCTCCAGTTTCTGTCATTAGGTAAGGCGCGCCTTCATCATCATCATTAGAAGGTAAAGTAGGGAATACTATTCCCCCAATTCTTGGTTAATTGTATTCATATAATCTTCAAGAATAAGGTTTATTGTGTTTAAGTCTAATTCATCAAAATCTTCTTCAGTAAACTCTCTATGGTTAATGTTGCTTTGCAGTACCTCTCTTACAATTCCATTAAGAGTATCAAATTGTTCTTCAATACTTTCAATGTTCTCCAGCTTAACCATTCTCATAAGTAAATCTTGTTTTGGGAGCGGCAGCTGCAGCACTTCACCATCAAACCATTTAAGCTCATAGTATTTTTTTCTTTTTGTTAAATCTAACATTAATCTCTCCTCCAATAAGATATAAAAAATGGGAAGGGGAATTTTCCCCTCCCCTTATTGATTAAGCGCTAACTTCTTCTTCAAATATGATTAAAGTACCATCTGCATCATTAGGAACAGCTTTAAACTCTGCATTAATAACAGTTTCAGCATCCTTAGCAAATGCCATTTCAAAACCACTTTCATTAGAACCTACAATAGTAATTCTAATATCACCATCTACACTATCTTCATGCACGAATCTAATAACATAGTTCTTTCCATCAAAGTTACCAATACCACCAATCTTAACTGTTTTCTTTCCAGTTGTGCTGGTAACTCTTGCAGTTGAAGTAAGCTTTGCTAATGTATCACCATTCCAAGTCATTACACCAGATTTAAGAATTGCTTCTTCCTCTGTTAAATACTTCTTAGATACATAGCCTAAATCATCTTTAGCTTCATAAAACTCTGGTGTGTATTCAAGAGTAGCGCCGCCTTGAATGTAGCCGATTAAGTTAGCAGCAGTTTCAAGAACATTGTCTGCTGGAATCGTATAAGCATTACCGCTCTTGGTAGCTTCTGCAACATATAACTTTCCAGAGCCTAATACAATTTTGTCACTCATTTGTTTTCGCTCCTATGTATATATTCAAAGTATAGTAAAGTGTGATAGGTTTTAGTTTCCCCTTCATAAAGGGAACCGCCGCCATTTAATTCACAACTTGTAATACCATCAATTAATTTGTTATCTCCTACTGGAACCAATGCTCCAATAATCTGTTTTCTATAACTTTCTGCTTCACTATAAGTTTTTGTTATAAGCCTTAACTCTAGCCTTTGTAATGATTTTGCGCCATTGTCATTAACAGGATAATGATTGTAAATAATCTGATTTCCTATTGAAGTAGTAAAAACTGGTTTTACCGGAAGGCTAGTAGCTTCTTCTAAAGCAGAAATAATTTTCTTAATCATATTAACCCCTTAAAACAATCAATTATTCTACTTCTATTCTTATCCAATGCTGGTTTTAAGTAAGGCTGCGCGGCCATACCTCTTGTTGTATGCCACTCACCTTTTGCATCTTGGTAAGTCCAAGGAGTTTGCCTTCCATTACCTTCTGTAGAATAGATACCAGTACCTATTTCTACATAAGGCGCGTACTCAACATTAGTTCCAACTTCACCTTTTGTTCCATCTACTGTATGACTAATACTTTGCCTTAGCTGTCCATCACCTACTGGACAGTTCTGTTTCGCACTGTTCTCTACTATAAGGCAAGCTTTCTCTAATGCCTTTTCAAGCACTTCCGGAAGTTGCTTATCAACAAACTGTTTTAGATTCTTTTCAACCTCATCAGTATTAATTGAAGCTCCCATTATTCTCAATCTCCTTCATAAATACAATCTTTTCTCTTCCAGCATTGTTAATGAATGAAACTTCATACTTATCATCAATTAAATCTCCAACCAATACTTCATCTTCTGTCAAGCCTATATGAGAACACTGCTGTATCCTCATATCTTGGCTTGACATTGTTATCTCATTGGAAAGAGATATAAACATTCTTATGTTCGCGGCGGCCGCATAGACTTCAATAGGCTCATTATATTCATTGGAAGTTTTTGTTCTAATCTTCCTTGAATATGATTTCTTTTTACTATTAAACATCTGCGCCACCTCTTAAACTGTTCTTAACTTTCTGTGTTTTCTCAATGACTTATAAATCATTGGGCTAAAATCATCTGTATAGCTTTCACTTATTCCAGAATAACTTTGTGAAGAAATACCATCAGCAGAAAGTTTATTAAATCTCTCACAAACCATAACCTTAACAACTTCATCTAACTTCTCACTGTATTCATCTAAGTTACAGTAATCAGTAGCAATTAACTTGCATTGGTTAATTAAGAGGTTAAGAACTTGTGTATTATCACAGTTGGTTAAGGCTTGTAAATCATCAATCATAGCCATATTTCTTCACCTCACTTAACTTATTAGTGATTAGCTCCATCACCAGCGGCGGCAGCAGCTTCACAAATCTTTCTAGCCTTTGTAGCGTCTGTAAGCGCGCAAATGTAGTATTCACGAAGATATACCGCATTAGCTCTTGTATCACTGTTTCTATCTTGCTCTACTTCAACATTCTTCTTAACAAAGAGTGTTACTGCTTCTGGTGTTAAGAGATAGGCCTTTGCCGCAACAGTAGCAGTATGGTTAAGCCTTTTAGTAGCAACAACTGGAATACCAGCAATCTGCCCTACTTGGCCATTATAAATAACCTCTCCCATTCTTGCGCTCTTGTAATCATCATCTTTTCTTAAATCAGCTTTCCATTCATTAGGAATTACAAGAACCAGCTTACTTTCATCTTCAATTCCCATATCAGCAATTGCATCAACAATAGTGTCATAGCTAATAGCAGAACCATTAGCAAACTCTGTTTTACCAACTAATTCAGAGCCAGAAGAAGTTGTAGCAAGAGCATCATAGAATTTATCTGTAAGGAAGTTAACCATCACCTGAGTAGCTCCCTGAGTAGCTATATCAACTACTTTATTATCCTTCATAAAGTCCTCATCCAGATAGTCGAAGGCTTGCTGTATGCAATCAACCGTATAGTCTTTTCCAACATAAGCAACAGAGCCTCTCTTTGCGGCCGTAGAACCAACACCAGCAGCCAGTACCTCAGCTTCACCAGTGTAAGTATAGGTATTGATAGTTTTTGTCATACCTTCGCTGCCTTGTAAATCTGTATCAATAGTCATAAGGCTTCTATGGTTTAAGCTAGTCATAAGTAAATCTGTAGCCTTCGCGCCAATGACTTTATTAGCAAAAACTGTATTTGACATTTTTATTACTCTCCTTATTCAAAAAATTTTCCATAAATCTCTGGGTTAGCATTAAGTAAGTCTGTTTGTTTTCCAAAAGGAAGTTTCATAAACTCTTCTCTTGTCATGTTCTTACTATCTCCTAAATTCTTTTTAGGAGAACTCCCAGCTAATCTTTTTTCTACTTCTGCCTTAACTGATTTCTTAAACTCATCTTCTAACATCCTAATGTTTTCCATCATAGTATCCGCATCTTCTGCGACTACAAAATCAGCTAATGCAATTGAAATACCTCTCTCATTAAGAGCCTTTGATGCTTCTGCTTTATTCTCCATTAGAGCCATTTGCTTTTCTTTTTCTGCAATTGCTTTCTCTCTCTGCTCTAACTCATACTGGAATCTTTCTTGTTCAGATAGTTTGGCGAGCTTTTCAGCTTCTCTAACTTTTTCTTGGCTTTTCTTCTCCCACTTCTTCTGCGCGGAGCTAATCCTTCTATCTGTTTC